TTGGCGCCTATAACCCTACAGCAAGTAGGGTTATTAAGCTAAAAATAAGCCCTGATAAATCAGGGCTTGTCAATAGGGGTAAACCCCTATTGTGTCAAACTGGGCGAGAGTTTGCCAAAGCGTCAAAAATTGCTTTTAGAGCATTTTTGTTTGCCTTTGTCAGAGAATCCACATCGTTTTCGCTCAAGCGCAAAATTGCACCGATAGCGTCAGCGTGTACATCCTTTTTAACTGGTTTTTCGCCAGTTTTGGAAACATAGGTTTTAGCTTTGTAAACGCCTTCCCGAGACAATTTAGCTACAACCGACCGAACCGATTTGCCCAAATTTTCGGCAATAGATTCTACGGACACACCCGAGGTATAATCGGACACCATAGCAGAGGTTTGCTCTGCCGTATAATTTACAGTTTTTGCTGTCATTTTTAAACCCTTTCAAGGTTAGTGAGTGAAGAAGTCTCTATTATAGCGAAAAATCAAGAATTGTCAAAAACATATTTTTTGTGGGGTTATTTGTTGTATTTGTGCAAATATAGGGTTTATCCCTATTGACACGGGGCAAAATTATATGATATAATTTTGGCGCACCCAATGAGTACTTTTGTTTTCAAAAAAATATTTGTTTTTGAAAACAAAAGTATTCATACCCATAAAGTCACCCGATTAGACCCATTTGTAAAAAAGCAACAAATAGGGAAAACCCCTATTGACACGGGTCAAAATTATATGATATAATTTTGGCGCCTGCGAAGTGAGTGCTCACTTCGCAAAGGATTAAATATAATCCCCGATATAATCGGGGATTATATTATACTCGGGGTTTAATTTTATAATATAGCATCACAATTAAAAATACCATATTAAGCACATAATTAAATAATAGGGGTAAATCCATTTTAGGGAATACATAAATAATTGTAAATATTTCCCCAAAAAACCAGCATAATAGAAAAGCCCATGATAATCCCCGAGAATGTCCTGCTTTATAACATTCTATTGCCTGTGGTAATCCGCATATTGCAAATAATATGCTACCAATCCAACCAATTATTTCCATTTTAATCCCCTATTATCAAATCTTTTGTAGTATGTATATTATAACACATTTCTCGGTATTCGTCAATATCATATCTTTTATTAGTATAAAAAAACAATAATAAAAGAATAATCCAATAAACCCTATATTTTGTTATTATCATTTTATTATGCCTTGAAATTATCTCGTACTTGAAATTTATTCCAGTCATAAGGAATAATATTATTTTGCCAATTACGCTTTTTAATAATATGCGTAAGAATAGGCAATTCAAAATCTCGGGCATCTTCTAATGCAGTATGTGGCTCGATAATAAAATTATTATTAATAAAACCGCAAACCATTTCCGCATTAGTTTTAAATGTCATATTACCATGTTTAGTAACATTATTAAAACCATGATTATCTAAACAAAATTGTTTATATTTGCGTGAATTGCAGATATTACCTACCGAGGCTTGCCACAAACAAAATTTATTATTAAAACCTGATAAATCAATTCCAGTATTACCGCATTTATTAATATCAAAAGCGAGATTATATGCAGTAAGTGATGGATTATATTTACCGATTGCCTGATTAATCCATTTATTAATTGCATTAACTGAAGCAAGCATACGAATACCATTATCTAGCATTGCAATATAAGCCGCTTTGCGTTTAGTTAATCCCTCATAGCCCCAAATATCATTTGCTTTTTTATCGTGGAACAATTCCATTGTGTTATAATGTCCAGCGACTAAAACCGCGCATTGATTATAAATGCGCCCCTCACGATCACAAATAACCATTGCAAAATCTGCAACAGTATCATTAATTGTGGTTTCTGTGTCCAGAATACAAAAGTATTGCTTTTTAGCCATGAGTGCTTTCAGTTGGTAAGTGTCCATTATAGCATAATTTTGCCAATGTCAACGATTTTTTTCTAAGTAGTTTCCCTAGTGTTGTATTTTTGCATTATAGGGTAAATCCCTATTGACAAACCATGAGCGCCATGATATAATTTTGGCGCCTACTGTTGTTTTTTAATCACACATAAAAAATATGTTATTAAAAAAGCTTGACACGCCCCAAAATTATATGATATAATTTTGGCGCAAAATTGAATACCTGAGTATTCAATTTTTTCTGCAAACCTGAGTATTCAATTTTTTCTGCAAACCTGAGTATTCAAAAATAAGGTTGAGCCGATTCGCTTTTGTCCATAATATCCGCCCAACCATGCCAGCCCGTTTGCCATGCTTCCGATTGTCCCTTGTCTAGTGGTTCACCTAGAGCATGAGCATCAAAGCCTAATTGATAATCTCGATTATTAAAATAATTAATCATTTAATCAGCCCTACCATTTAAAAGATTAATAATAACTGCAACAGGTAATTGCATTAATTCAGAAATATATTCTAAGGATTCGCCTTCGGCTAAAAAATCCTTAATCAAATCTGTAGCATATTCTTTATTTAAAATCATTTTAGTGTCCTTGTTTACTTGGTACATATACACCCCGAATATTGAAACGATCACAAACCGCTTTTAGATATTCGATATTATCTTCATAGAATGTAAATTCTGCATTTTTGAAATTAATCAAATTAAAGAATTTTGCTAAACCATTAATCTTGAGAGTTTTTCCAGATTGTGAATCATTCTCGCCTCGGCTAATAAGATAATCGGGCATACCTAATTCATTTTCTATAAAATACATATCAGGGTCATTAATAACCCTAGCGGTAGCAATAATAACATAACAATTAGGATTTTCTAAATCTTTTTGATATTGTTCGGCTAATGGCAAAAGAGAATCAAATAATGCTAAATCTTGATTTTCTCTCCAATAATCTAAATCTATTCTCTCGCCATTATCGTCAACGATTGTGCGGTAGCGGTGAGTAGAATCAACGATTGTGCCATCCATATCATAAATTGAAACCTTTGTGATTTTAGCCATTTTTTAATCTTTCAGAAAATATTGATCTATTGCGCCTTGGTATTCTGCCATTGTAGCAAATTTTAGCGAATGACGCAAGCAAAATTTTTGAAATTCTGCGAGTTGTTTTTGAGTGTATTTTGTTTTCATGTATCCCATTATACAGACTTTTTTCACCTTGTCAACAATTATTTTCTAGGTGAAAACACCTATGTTGTATTTGTGCAAATATAGGGTAAACCCTATTGACACGGCCCAAAATTATATGTTATAATTTTGGCGCAGAATTGAATACCTGAGTATTCAATTTTCTTTAAGGTGTTAAACCTTTGTTTCTGCCTCGGCCTGTGCCTCAAATGCTAAAGCGTTTTGTGCATTGCACATTTCCATGTAGGCAATGCGATTTTCATCCCTGTTATTAATTGTCTCATAGTAGGCAACAAGTTTTTCAGCATAAGCAAGAGCGAGGGTTTGTGTAGTAGTCATTTCATTCCTTTTCAGTATGTCTTCTATTATACAGATAAAAAAGCAAAAAGTCTTGGCTGTGCAAAAATACAACATAGGTGTTTATCCCTATTGACACGCCTCCAATTATACATGTATAATTGGCGCAAAATTGAATACCTGAGTATTCAATTTTTTATGCAAACCTGAGTATTCAAAAACTCAGGCATTAAAGGATACAATGTCTATGTCATAGTACGCTATAAAATAATCACGCCATTCTGTAAAACCTGATTCTTTATCGTGAGCAATGTCTAGATCATTCTCCATTTGCCAAGCATGAACATATTCATGCGCTAGTGTACCAAACAAATCAAGGTCTGATCCCATCTCGCTAGTGGCAATACGGATTTTATGATTGATCTTTTTTTCTGAGAATTTTTCGCCCTCATACATACCCATGCAAGGGTCACCATCAAATAGCAAAACCTTAGCCTTTGCAAAGTTAACCCTATGCTTCAAGTTGAATTCATCTTGAAGCATAACCTGAAACAATCTAAATTTATCTGATCTAATCATTCTTAGTCCACCTGTATGTCAACAATTATATCATCTTTTACAGTGAAATACATTTCAACCAAACCCATAGAAACCCAAACGCAAGCGTTACCTTCACGCATAGCATAAAGCTTATCGGGGTAGCGTCTAGCCATATAAGCTTTTACAGTTTCAAAGTTTGTCATATCTATTACCTTATTTTGTTATATACCATTATACAGGTTTCCAGCATCATGTCAACAATTATTTGATAGGTAGTTTCCCTAGTGTTGTATTTGTGCAAATATAGGGTAATCCCTATTGACATACCCCAATTTTATGTGATAAAATTGGCGCCCCAAACCGCAAACAAAAGTATTCATTTGCAGTTTGGGTTACAGGGCTATAGCCCTGTAATGCAATCAGGCTTTCGCCTTGATAAACTCCACCATCTTAGCCAGTGCAGTCTTATTCGCCTTAGTCAACGAATCAGCATCAGCCTCATTCAAGCCCAAGGCATTAGCAATGAAGTCAGCCTGTGCGTCTTTACGCACAACGGCCTCACCAGATTTCGTTACATAAGTTTTCGAAACATAAACTTTCTCACGGGAAAGTTTAGCAACAACAGAACGAACCGATTTACCCAGTTGTTCAGCGATAGCCTCAACAGTGATGCCAGCTTGGTAGTCGCCTACCATCTTGGCGGTCTGTTCTGTTGTGTAGTTCAAAGTTTTTGCAGTCATGATATAAACCCTTTCAAGGTTAGTTAATAATCCATCCATCATCTAGCAGTTCCCTGCGTCCATGTTCTGATTGTAGCATACGATTGAATGATTCGTCAATAGCCCTTATTCCTGCAAGGATATTATCCCTTGTCTTGTATTCGTCCCAATAGGGACGATGGCCATAAAAATCTTTATGGTAGTCAGAAAAGTAGTCCACCAAATCCGAATCATTCCATGTGCTATAATCGGGAGCTATAGTGTCAGTCATAGCCAGTCTCCATTGTGGTCACGCGATAGATAAATAGCGATAGCGCATGGCAACAGTGCCAAAGCAAATACCATTATCATAGTAAAAATGTTAAAGAGTGTCATGTTATTTTCTCCTGTCTATGTGTCTATTATAACAGCGTCTAGCTCACAGGTCAAGCAAATTTTTTATCTTTACATATTTATTTACATTAGTGTAGTATTTTTGCCACATATGTGCATGGGGGTGTACCCGCACAGGAGGGGCGGTTAGTAGACTTTAGTTTTCACATTGTATGCCTGGCCCACCGCCATGCGGTATTTTTAAAAATTTTTGTTGACAGCTTTGGGTGCTAAATATAGGCTTGACTTGTGAACCTTAAACTGATATAATACTAGATGACAAAAAATTTTCAACTTGCTCCTAAACTGCCCCTGGTGGTATAATTAGGGCAAGGAGCTCAAGATGACAAAAAACTTACCAACCCATACACCTGCTGAAGTAGTAGAAATCTCACCGGAATCGTTAGAGATTGCTAATTCCTACCTTCAACTCCAAGACGCACACCAAGTTGCTGACAATTTAGACATTCCTGTACATCTTGTAACTACTACCCTAAACCGTAGAGATGTAAAAGCCTACATTGACCAAGTGTTCTTTGATGTAGGTTTCAATAACCGTTTTAAAATGCGTTCTGCAATGGATGCCATAATTAAGAAGAAGTTTCAAGAGTTAGAAGAAGCGGAAATTGGTTCTAACAAAGACATATCAGAACTGCTGGCCTTATCACATAAAATGACCATGGAACAATTAGACCGTCAAATTGAGTTGGAAAAAGTTCGCTCAGCTCAAATCAAGTCTCAGGTAAATGTGCAGATTAATGACGCAGGCGGTCAGCCTGGCGACGGTACCAAATATGGTAGATTAATACAACAGTTAGTAAACTTAGATGCGGATGGAAAAAATGTTTAAAACAACTTATACAGAAGAATTTGGCTATCGCTCAGCCTCAGAGATAAACTCAGCAATGGCACGAGTTTATGGTCATATGAGTGTAGCAGTACTAGTTTCAATGTTTGTCAGCTACTTTGTTGGCACCACACCAGAATTATTGGCATTCTTTTTTACTGGTGTAACGAAGTGGATTGTAATCTTTGCGCCGTTAGCAGCCATCTTTGGTGTCAGCTACGTGCTTGGCAATAATCCTAGTAAAGGTGTAGCACAGCTGTGCTTACACGGTTTTGCAGCTTTAATGGGATTAAGTTTTGCTACTATATTTGCAGTTTATGCAATGGGATCAATTGTGTCAGCATTTATGGCAGCAGCTGTCTTATTTTTGGTAATGAGTGGTTACGGTTACTTTACTAAACAAAGCTTGGATAGCTTGGGCAAGTTCATGTTTGTGGGTTTAATCGCCATTGTGATCGCCAGTATCGTGAATATCTTTATTGGAAGCACTGTGATGCAAATGGTGATTTCAGCCATAGCCATCGTCATCTTCTTAGGTTTAACTGCCTACGACACTCAAAAGATCCGCGAAGAAATTAGCGCAACCACTAGTGATGCAGCTGAGGTTCGAGGTGCCCTAACCTTATACTTAGACTTTATTAACCTATTTATCCACCTACTACAACTATTTGGAAGTAAAAAATAATGGATACAGTTATTTTTATTGTATTTATGGTAAGTGTAGTAGGCCTAGTGCTATGGGATATGAGTAATGGGGATAAGGAATAACAGATGCTAGAAACAATTTGTGAAGTAATGTTAGATGCCTATCAAAGAAACTGGATTACATCGCGTGATGGTAATTGCTCAATTCGTCACCATGATCGCGACCACTTCTATATTACCCCTTCAGGCACACGTAAGCAAACCTTACAACCTGATCAGTTTAAGAAAATGGAAATTAAAAAAGGTGCGTATGGTAAATATTGTATACCCACAACCTACACAGATATTTCAGCTAACTTAAAGCCTTCAGGCGAACTACCCTTACATTTTGGACTACAACGTGAAATGGGACAGCATAGCGGAGATGTCAGAGTAGTAGTGCATGTGCATCCTACCTACTGTATAGCAGCTATGCATGCTGGAATTGATCTTGCAACTATATCCGCAAGTTTTCCTGAACTTAACAGGTACACTCGTGTAGCCCCCAATGTTGGAGATGTAGCACCTATATCACAAGAGCTTGCTGATCGTTGCCACGAGAACCTAGGCTTAGATAAGTCAGGTAATATCAATTTTGATATTGTTGGAATTCGTGGACACGGAGTAGTTGCCATCGATACATCGCCATGGCGAGCCTATGAACACATAGAACGATTAGAACACATTTGCAGGATAGTGCTTGCATCGGGAAGATATTAATATCAAAGGGATAATAAAATGGAAAAAATACAATTACTAACATTTGCTAATATAGCTGCAATTACTTATGAGGATCCAAAAACGTCTAAAAATAAGTTTAAATCGTTTGGATTTACCATTGTTGAATTTTTCAATGTCCAAGGTGCTCAGGCATACTTGTTAAAAGACATAAATAATATACATGTTTTAAGTTTTAGAGGCACAGAAGTAACTGAACCCTCAGATATATTAGCTGATTTAAAATCTGGAAAAAATATTGAAGCCATTGGCGGTAAGATACATGCAGGATTCAAAGGTGAAATTAATAAGTTATGGCCTGCAATAGAAAAGGCTGTTGCCGATATTGATACGTTATATGTAACAGGTCATAGTCTTGGTGCTGCAATGGCAACCATTGCCTCAGGCAGGATACAATCAAAGGTTATAGCACTAATAACATTTGGATCACCAAGAGTGGGCAATCGAGAGTTTGTTAACTCGTTGAAGTTTACTCACTATAGAGTGCAAAATAACTGTGACGATGTTACTAAAGTTCCTCTTTTGTTAATGGGATTTGCACATCACGGAACGCACAAATATATGAACTTCCATGGTGCATTTAGAGACCTAACACCATGGCAACAAATAAAAGATATGATTCGTAGCAGACTAAAAGCCAGAGCAAAAGGTCAGAAATTTCTAGGTGCATATGATCACATGATGGATAACTATATTGCAAAATTAGGAAAAATAGGGGAATAATTATGTCGTATAGCACTAAAGTCATAGATCACTATGAAAATCCCAGAAATGTAGGTACATTTGATAAGTCAGATCCCACAGTAGGCACCGGCATGGTTGGTGCTCCTGCTTGCGGGGATGTAATGAGATTACAAATAAAGGTAGATGAAAGTGGTGTTATTAGAGATGCTTGTTTCAAGACATACGGTTGCGGCTCAGCAATCGCAAGTTCGTCACTGGTTACAGAGTGGGTTAAGGGTATGCACATTAGTGATGCTGTCAAGGTTACTAACTCAGAAATCGCAGAAGAACTAGCACTACCGCCAGTTAAGATACATTGTTCAATACTAGCAGAAGATGCTATAAAGGCGGCCATAAATGATTACAGTAACAGACTCAGCAAAGTCTAAGATATTAGACATACTACTAGAAGAAAATAGGCCCGACATTTATCTTAGAACATTTGTTCAAGGTGGCGGATGTTCCGGATTTAATTATGGCTTTACTATTGAAGAGACTGTAAATAGTGACGACTTTGAACTTGAGTTAGATAGTAATTTTAAAATATTAATTGACGCTATAAGCATGCAGTATTTAACTGGATGTACTATAGATTATAAAGGTTCTTTTATGTCAAAAGAATTCGTTATAACAAATCCAAATGCTAAACACACTTGCGGGTGTGGTAGCAGTTTCGCAGTCTAGGATACTGATGCTTAAAATTTCTCGTAAGGATATTGACTCAGAATCAATAACCGAATTTCCAGCTGATAAGAGGTTTATTAAATTACCTATTATCAACTATCTTAAACTGCTACCAGCATATGATCCTGAAACAGGCGTGAGTACCACAGCCTGGGATCAAGTAAATAGAGCACAGATTGCCCTTATCAACGCAGTTAACAATCCCAAATATCGCTTTATCTGTGCAGCACTTGCTCGCAGACTAGGCAAAACTTATATTGCTAATGTCATCGGGCAACTAGTGATGTTAGTTCCTGGTTGTAATATTCTTATTATATCCCCAAATTATACCCTTAGTTCAATATCATTTGAATTACAGCGCAGACTAATCCGTAGCTTTGATTTAGAAGTAGAACGAGATAACGTAAAAGACAAAATTTTAGAGCTCACTAATGGAAGCACTATTCGTCTTGGAAGTCTTAGTACCGTTGATAGCTGTGTTGGTCGTAGTTACGATCTTATTATATTTGATGAGGCCGCACTTGGAGATGGAGAAGCTGCTTTTAATGTCGCTCTTCGTCCTACCCTTGACCGTCCTGGATCAAAAGCAATTTTTATCTCCACTCCTCGTGGTAAAAACAACTGGTTCAGTCGATTCTTTGATCGTGGGTTCTCAGATAAATACCCTGAGTGGGCTTCTATCACAGCAGACTACACAGAAAACCATCGTATGAGCGAGTCAGACGTTCAAGAAGCTCGTACAGTTATGTCGAAAGCTGAGTTTGAACAAGAGTACATGGCTTCGTTCTCAACCTACGAAGGACAAATCTTCCAGTTTGATGAAGAAAGATTTGTTGAAGAATATGTTAAAGATGATGGCGACGAAGTCATAGCTGGGTTAGACCCTGGATATAAAGACCCAACTGCTTTTGCAGTTATAGTTTATAAAGCCGCCCTTGACTCATACCATATCGTAGACGAGTATCAAGAAGCTCAGGCTACTACTGAAGGTCACGTTGAAAAAATCAGAGAGTTGATAGATAAGTGGGGAATTGAAACTATCTTTATTGACTCAGCAGCAGCTCAGTTTGCAGCAGATCTTGCCTATACTCATGATATAGCTACTATTAAGGCTAAGAAGTCCGTTCTTGATGGATTAGCAATGGTTGCCTCACTTGTTGAACAAGGTCGAATAAAAGTATCTCCTCATTGCGAAAACATTCTTATAATGTTCAATGAGTACAGATGGGACCATAAAACAAATCTAGTAAAAGAACGTCCTGAGCACGGTATGGCATCTCACTGCGCTGATGCAGTTCGTTATGCTATTTATACATTCACAACAGGTGGTTAAATGCCAAAGTATGCACTTTTAGAAAATTCAATCGTACAAAGAGTAGAAGAACACCCACAACCCCCTGGACCTGAGTGGCAGGAACTCTCACTAAATGAGTTTTCGCAGTATCCAGACGTAGGCTGGGCGTATAGCCCAGAATATGGAGTATTTGTTACCCCCTCGCCTTTTCCTAGTTGGAGTTTTAATCCAAGTACACTAAATTGGGATGCACCGATCACGTATCCTAAATTAGTGTGGCCTATTATACCAGTTTGGAATGAAAGTACCCAGCAATGGGATCAGATTAACGTAGAACAAGAATAACATGAAATTTCGCTTCCATATACTAGGACTTCCACATACCGTTACTAACAAGGACTATGTGGCTTGTGCCTATACTCAAAAAGTTTTAAAGTTTGCTAAGATGATGCGCGCCCGCGGTCATTATGTTGTACACTACGGGCATGAAGACTCACAGCTAGATTGTGATGAACATGTAACAGTAGTAACCAATGAAGATTTAGACAAGTCCTATGGTACGCATGACTGGCGCAAGAACTTTTTTAAGTTCGATATGAACGACCATGTATATCAGACTTTCTTTAAGAACGCCATATTAGAAATTGCTAAACGCAAGCAGCCATTAGATTTCTTACTGCCTTTTTGGGGACCAGGGGTACGACCAGTATGTGATGCACATAATGATCTAATTGTAGTAGAGCCAGGTATTGGTTATGCTGGAGGACATTGGACTCGCTGGAAAATTTTTGAGTCATATGCTATATATCATGCATACGCAGGACTTAACTCAGTAGCTACTTGTAAACAAGACTGGTATGAATCAGTAATTCCAAACTACTTTGATCCAGACGACTTTGAGTTTCGTGAAAAGAAAGATGATTA